ATGCGAAACGGGCACATTCAAGCCAGCTACATGTACGACGACGGACGCCGGTACTACGCCACACACACCTATGACAACCGCACCGACGCCGAGGGCTGGTTGGCGAATGAACGCAAGCTGATCGAGTTGGGGGAGTGGTCCCCACCTGAGTCCCGCGCCGCACTTAAGGCCGTTGCCGGGGTGACGCTGCGGGAGTACTCCGAACGCTGGATGTTGCAACGCGACCTGACCCCGAAGACTCGCGCTCTGTACATGCGACTACTCAAGACTCGGATACTGCCGGATCTAGGTGACGAGATTCTGAGGGCAGTCACACCGGCTAGGGTCCGCGCCTGGTGGGTTGGGCTAGGCAAGACCACCCCAACGAGCAACACGCACGCCTATCAGCTTCTCAAGGCCATCTACAACACCGCCGTAGAGGATAAGGCCGCGACAGAGAACCCGTGCCAGATCAAGTCCGCAGGAAAGCCGCCAAAGGCGCGTGACGTGAAACCACTCACTCCCGCAGAGCTGATCAAGGTAGCTGAGTCGGCACCCGAGCATTACCGTGTGGCTGTTCCTGTAGCTGCGTGGTGTGGACTGCGGTTCGGTGAATTGATCGAATTGCGCCGCAAGGATATTCAAACGGAAGGTGACAGGATCACTCTCCGAATCCGCAGGGCAGCAACGAGAGTGGATAGCAAGCTGGTCGTAGGGCCGCCCAAGACTGACGCCGGTATCCGTGATGTGACAGTGCCGCCGCACGTAGCCGAACAGCTACGCGAGCATATGCAGAAGTACACGGGTAGGGGACCGGAGGCGTTTGTGTTCACCACGACGCGGGGTCAGCGGTTGTCTACTACTGCGTTCACCAAGGTGGTCAAGAATGGTTTCGCTGCTGTCGGTAAGCCGGGTATGCGCGTCCACGATTTGCGACACGTCGGGGCAACGTTGGCAGCCCAAGCCGGGGCGACGACGAAAGAGTTGATGAGCCGACTGGGGCATACCACGCCAGGGATGGCGATGCGGTACCAGATCGCCGCGCAAGATCGCGATGCCAAGATTGCTGAGGCAATGTCAAAGCTGGCCGAGTCGATCCAATGAGATCACCACACCCCACCGCCTCTTGGCTTGTCCGCGTAGCTCTTCGGCTTGGCTGGCTTTGGGACCACCGAATACTTGTTCAACAGTTCGTCGGCAATCTCTCTGGCTAGTGAACCCTCGTTCGTTCCGCGGTTCAGGCTCATAACCCACTCGATATCGTTCGCGAGTTGTACGGCGGAGATTTGTTGCTGACTCATGGGGCTCACCCTAGCGGCTTGGCAAGCGCGAGTAGGGATTCCCGGTCGATTCGGATAAGTCGCGGGCCGATCCTGACAGCTGTGATGCGACCCTGTGCGATGTAGCGCCGTACGGTCTTCGGGTCCACTCCAAGGTATTCCGACGCCTGCTGTATCGACAGGCGCGGTGGGAGTGTATGGGTGTTCGTGCTCACGCAGGGCACACTACGCCGCGAAAACCGACCTGGAACTGATGGCGTTTCCGCAAGTCTCGGAGACGGCGACACGCCGACAACAGTGTCGTGGTGTGTCGAGTCAGCGCGCTCACTGGTGACCTTTGGCGGGCGGTGGGGTTGGAACCAATTGGGTGGACAATAGACAGATGAGTGCAGATCGCGAAGCGGCGTTGACTATCGTTGATATCCCCGAGGTAGGCACGTTTTCCCTCCGCATGAAGAACTACGGTGCGGGCAATCTTGCGGGTGAAGTTCAGACGCCCCAATACATGATCGCGGTGTACGCGAACCCGAGGAGCGACCGTTGAATCACGTTACCGCCCTGAGTATTACGAATCGTTATACAATCGTAATACTGCAGCAGTGGCTAGTTCGCAAGTGCCACTAGAATTAGAAGTGAAGGAAGAGATATGGACAATTGGTCACCACGCGTAGACCGCGAAAACCGCCGTCGCAGCGGAACAGTCTTCCTGCATCACAAGCCCAGCGACTACCGCCCAGCGGGACGGTCATGCAAACCCGATACTTACAAGATCAAGTAGCACAACGCATTTGAAGTAAGCGCGGCAGGTTCCCCGGCGCTTAATACGGGGACAAGTGGATAACCGGATCACCCATCGTCAATGGCCTAAGCACGCTCCCTCGGGACGTGTTAGCGACCCCTCGTAGCCTGGCCCGCAAGGGTCGAATCTTCTCGGTAGACGCATGTATGCGCACGGGCGAACGGCGGAGCGACCTCGGAGCGGAGCCAAAAGATAACGGGGATAAAGTAATTGACCATTCGATGTTAAGTACGAAACCCCTTAACATCCGCAAGTGGTTGTCACCCAACCCGTTGACGCTCACCACGAAACGCAACGTACCCGACAGGCATACGGGATTGAAGAGCTTCTTGTTTCTTTTTTTTCTCTCCCGAGGCATGCTCCGGTTGGCAGGATGGTTGGACCGTCCCCCAGCTGGCGAGCGCCGTAAAGGCACAGCGCCTTGCGTAGGTGGGCACGAAAGCAGAAAAGCAGCACGGATGAGAGATGGGCAATCCTCACTCCAAAGCCGCCTCTGACGCAACGCAACCACGCCGGAACGTTCTGTGCCGAACGGCCTACGCAAATCCGGTAGGGCACAACGATTCACGAACGAACATGTATGAAGGCCAGGAGCAATGGAAACCACTGTCTACCTCTGCGGGACCTGCGGTCTCCGTGTGCATCCCGGCGAGGGATACATTCACACCACGCGTGAAGCTGGTAGTTACTGGCGCGTGGATCACCGGCACTGCTACGACATGACAGGCGAGTATTGCGTGGCCGTACCTCACCACTGGATCGAGTTTCTAACCGCTCACCGTGATCTCGCTGCGAGGCGCGCAGAACGGCAGGTACCCGCGTGAGCGCACGGCTATTCCACGAGCCGAACCCGGTACGTCGCCCGCGGCCGTCCCAGTCAAGCGTCACGCTTAATGTGCACTCGCTGAGTGTCATTGGTACACAGCCGATTCTGCAAGTCATCGTAGACATGGGTGAGAACGAGCCAGCGTATGTACTCAAGTTGGACACCGTGTTACAGCACTACCTACATCGCAAGCTAGGCGAGAAGCTAACTGAGGCAACATCATGAGTGACACCGTTCAAGCATTCAAGGCTGTAGGCGTCGGTGGATTCGTGACCCGAACGCAACACGGCGTACAAACCATCCTGCAATACGTGCTCCCCAGCGGCGAACTACTCAACATCGCACTCGATGACCGGATGCTTGATGCGACAGCGATCAAGGTTGTCGAACTTCAGACGGTAGTGATGGAGACCGGCGAAGTCATGCGTGACCTTGGTCAGTACCGCGAGGGGTAGTCATCAAGCTCTGCACCCAATGCGGTACGCCGTGTGAAGGGTCAAGGTGCAGTGACCATCGCATCAAGGACACGCGTGGACGGCGACGCAATGCACGATGGGACGCACTGAGCAAGCGACTACGCAAACGCTCACCATTTTGTGAACGGTGCGGAGCCACAACCGACTTGACCGTTGATCACGTGATACCCGTCAGCGTTGCACCTGAACTGGAATACGAACCACTCAATTGTCGGGTGTATTGCAGATCATGTAATGGCAAGCGCGGCAACAAGTGCACCGACGAAGAGCGCACAATGGTGTTGAATGCCATAGCAATTCGCAAGGAACGCCATTCCAGTTATCTGTAACCGCCATCGTCTCAACGGTCCAGTCAACACATGAAACACCAGGTCGCACAGAGTGTTTAGTTCAGTGGCCCGCTGAGCTGGATAGATGCAGCCCGTAGTCGGGAGACCGGCATTCAGCTAACGTTTGCTGACCCGGCATAACCGCAGGTGGGGAGGCATCCCAACGTTGTCTCAACGGCGGACCCTTCGGCCATAGCAAAGTTCGAATTACTCTCCGCTGCCATCGAGCAAACGGCTGGCCTCCGCTGGCAAGCGCCTGCAATGTGGTTTCCATTTCGTCGCCGGTCTGTTCCTTGATGCGCTGCATCAGCCACATCGACAGGTGCGCGAAACCGGTGATCAAGCGGTCGTAGCCGTCTTCTGAGACGTACTCGCTGGCGATCCGGCTGGCTAGCTCTTTGGTTTCGGTCTCGTCGTCGTACTGGTCAACAAATGCCGTCATCACGGCCACGGCTGACCTGACGCTTTCCACTGTTTTTCGATCCATATTCGGAGTGTCCCATGCGTGCTGGACCTAAGGGCAGCGTTGAGGTAGCGCCGCTGTCATTTGCGGGTTGGCCGCAGGATCGCGTTAAGCGCCGAATCAAGTTCATGGAGTCGCTTCTCACGGTTCCCCGTGGAGCTGGTGTCGGCCGCAAGGTTCGGTTGCGTGCTTTTCAGCGCGAGATTGTTGTGGGTGCGTTCGCCAAGGGTGTGCGCACTGCGTTGGTGAGCATTCCTCGCGCGAACGGCAAGACAATGCTGGCGGCGTTTCTGGCATTGGCTGAGATGTTCGTAGGTCCGCCATCTGCTGAAATCATCATAGTTGCAAGCGATTTGAGGCAAGCGTCAATCGTGTTGAAGTACGCGAAGAGGATTGTTGAGCTGAATCCCGTTCTCGCTGAGCGCGTGCAGGTGTACGCCGATCACTTGTACTTGCCCGAGAATGACGCGACGTTGACGCCGTTGCCTGCTGAGCCGGGAGCGCTGCACGGGCACGATCCAAGCCTTCTGATTGTTGACGAGCTGCACGTTGTCACTGAGGCGGTTTGGGAAGCGATCACGTCGATGGCGGGGAAGCGCCCAGAGTCGTTGTGCTTGGCCATCTCTACTCCTGCAAGTTCCGCCGATTCGGTGATGTGGCGTTTGGTGCAGCACGGTCGCGAGGGAACAGACGCTGCGTTCTATTTCAAGGAATACGCAGCACCTGCGAACAGTGACCCTGACGACCGCACGGCGTGGCGTATCGCCAATCCCGCATTGAGTTGTGAGAACCCGTTTCTCGCTGAGGACGGTATTGCAGCTGTTCGTAAGACTCTGCGTACCCCCGTGTTTCAACAACTGCGCCTTGGAATGTGGGTTACCGGTGTTGAGGGGTGGTTGCCGTTCGGGGCCTGGGAAGCATGCTTTGAGGAGCGCTCTATCCGCGGTCCTATCGTCGCCGGTTTCGACGGCAGCGCCAGCGGTGACAGTACTGCGCTTGTGGGCTGCACGATGGAAGGGCACGTGTTCCTGATTGGCCTCTGGGAGAACCCCGGTGATCCGAACTGGCGAGTACCACGTGAAGAGGTCGGCGCCGCAGTTGATTTGATGTTTGACCGTTACGAGGTTCTATCCCTTGCATGTGACCCTTGGGGTTGGCGCTCCGAGATTGAGCAGTGGGGTAAACGTCACGGAGTCAATCGTGTTGTGGAGTACAACACCGGTTTCGTTGGACGCATGGCACCGGCTACTGATCGCTTCTGGCAAGCCGTTGTGGATCAGGCGCTGAGCCAGGACGGCGACCCACGCCTAGCCGCACACATGGCGCACTGTCTTGCCCGTCCTACCGCGCACGGTGACGTGATCATGAAGAACAAACGCGGTAGCACAGACAAAGTTGACGCCAGCATTGCCGCGATCATCGCCTTCGACCGTCGCGCGTGGCATCTGGCCAACCCGGCGAAGCGCCGCCGCGCTGGATCTTCCCCTGATTAAGGACAATTGAATGACCGATGATCTGATTGCGCTGTTGCAGGCGCTCGATTCACGACAGTATCGCTACAAGATTCTGGACAACTACTACAACGGTGTATCGCCTTTGAGTTTCCTGAGCCCTGAGGCCAAGGTGGCGTTGCGGAACTTCGACCACTTGAGCAGCAACCTGTGCCGTACTGCTGTGCTGTCGATTCAGGAACGGTTGCGTCCCAGCGGTATTGACGGATCGACGGCGTGGCCGCTGTTCGAATACTCCGATCTTGATCAGCTTTCGGCCCAAGTGCACAGGGACGCACTGCTGTACGGTGTCGGCTACTTGTGCGTGTGGGAGGATGCGCGCGGTAACGCCAGGGCCACGGTTGAGAGCCCAAAACAGGTGACCGTCGTCCGTGATCCCGTGACGAGGGATATCACGATGGCCGTCAAGCGCGTCCGCACGAAGAAAACTACCGAGGCTTGGGTGTACTACCCCGACCGTGTTGAGCACTGGCAGGCGAACACGCCGAGCGCGGGCAATGCGGGTTACGGTCTCTTGGAGACGATTCCGCACAGCCTCGGTGTCGTGCCAATCATAGCCATCGGGCACGAAGATGCGCCAAGCGTCATTGATGACCTGCTGACCATCCAAGACGCCATCAACAAGTTGTTGACTGACATGCTCATTGCGTCTGAGTACGCAGGCAGGCCGCGCCGCTGGGCGTCGGGAATCGAAGGCAAAGAGGTTCCGGTACTCGATGCAGAGACCGGCGAACCGACGACGGACCCCGATACCGGCGAGGTCATCACCGAGACCGTGTCACCGTTCCCTGAGGGCAACCGCTTCATGTGGAGCGAAGAACCTGCCAGCCGTTTCGGATCGCTGCCCGCAGCAGATCTGAAGGTCTTCGAGTCGGGCATCCGCGTGCTGATCTCTCAGGCGATGATGGTCAGCGGTCTACCGGCCCACTATGTCGGTCTCCTGCAAGACTCGGTCACATCAGCTGACGCGTTGAGGGCTGCGGAGGCTGCGTTGGTGGCCCGCTGCGAAGCGTTCCAACGAGTGTTTGGCATCGGGTGGGAGGCGGTCGCCCGGGTCCTAGTCGCCATCCGCGACAACGTCGACCCCGTCACGGTGACCGCTCGCATTGTGTGGAGTCCCGCCGATACCCGCTCGCAGGCCCAAGAGGCTGACTACGCGGTGAAGCTCTACCAGTCGGGCATCTTGTCCCGTCGTGGCGTTCTGAAGCGTTTGGGACTTACAGCTGACGAGATCGAAGCGGAATTGCAGAACGTGCGCGAAGAGGCGCAGGTGGGTCACGATCTGAAGTTCGCCGCATTCTCTCGCGATCTCGACACGATGAGCGGGAAGCCGTCTGAGCGCCCCGCTGCGTAGCAAAACCGGGGCTGTGTGCCCTTCTCACAACTGCCCATGTCTTTCCCCATGCCTGCCGTTCTGATCGTTCCTGAGGGGGCACAGACGCTAGCAATGACCCACCAATTGAAGGGATCACCAATGCCTGAAGCAGCAGTGACCGACAACACCGAAGTAACCGAACAACAGAGCAGTGAGACCGAGACGGACGAGCATGTCGAAGGGGCTGACGACGGGCAGACGTTCCCCGCTGAGTATGTGCAGAAGCTGCGCAAGGAATCGGCCGGATATCGGGACCGTGCGAAGACGGCCGAGGCTGCACTAGATGCAGCGCAGCGCCAGCTGTTCACTGCCCGCGTGGCAGCAACCGGCAAGCTTGCCGACGCCGACGACTTGCCCTATGACGTTGAACTGTTGGCCGATGAGGATGCACTGACCGCAGCGATTGACGAACGAATCAAGAGCAAACCTCACCTCGCCGCACGCAAGGTTTCCGGCAGTGTCGGTCAAGGAATCACCGGCAAGACTGAGGAACCGTTCTCGCTTATGGGCCGTTTGCAGCAATCTGTCTAGTAGAATCTATAGGTGAGGGACGAATGCGGTTGATCCGCAGTCCCATTCACTTTCGGGCCTGATGCCCAAACCTGAACTTCTGTCCTGATGGCAGCGGTATTTACGTTGCTATTCAAGGACATTCAGAATGACCATTCAAACCGCGGCTACTCAGCCGTCCCTTACCGCCGCCGAGGTAGCGAACTACCTGATCGCTCCGCTTGAGCAGGCATCCAGTTTTCTTAGCGCTACTGGTGTGCAGATCTTTGATTCTGCTGGACCACTGCGTATTCCACGCATCGCGTCGGGTTCTACCGCTGCGTTCGTTGCCGCGGGTGGACAGATCACCGAATCCAACGTCAGCCACGACGAGGTTCAGTTGCTTCCATCGGATCTCAAGGGCATCAAGTCACTTACCAAGCTATCGAACGAGCTGATCCGTCAGGCAACTCACACCGTGGGCTCGCTTGAGGCTGTCGTCCAGACCCGTCTAGTCACCGACGTGGCCAACGTGTTGGACGCGGCACTATGGGACGGCACCGGTACCTCCAACACCATCAAGGGAATCCTTCGCGCTAGCTCCATTCAGACCGGGGTACTGGATCTCACTGACCCCGACTCGCTCATTGATGGACTTGCAGCCGCACAAGGCAACTTCGTGAGCCCAACTCACTGGGTCATGACCCCTGGCAGCTTCTCCGCCCTACGCAAGCTGAAGGTGGGTGTGGACGACGCTCGTTACTTGTTCGACCCGTCCACGATTCAGAACGGCACCGCGTTCCAGCTTTTCGGTCTGCCCGTTATCGTGACTGCGAACATTCCGGCTGTGTCTACGAAGAATCGCGTTGCGTTGGTTGACTTCTCGAAGGTAGCCGTTGCCCGCGACCAGGATCCAAGTGTCACCATCTTGGATCAAACCTACGGCGATTACGACACTGTAGGCATTCGCGTCACTGCACGCTTCGACGTTGCGCTGTTGCAGCCCAAGGCAGTAACGCTCTTGACTGAGGCGTAACCATGGCTGCCCCAACCTACTTGGACTTGGGCGCACTGTTGGCACGCACGGTAAGCCAGGAGCAGGGCAATGCCGTACTCGCGATTGTGACCAGCATGGCCAAGGCATACACGCGTGATGAGGGCTTCGCCGCTGGTGTGCCCAACGATGAGTTGCGCGCAGTGATCCTGTCCGCATCTGCCCGACTCCTGGCGCATCCGCGCCAAGTCGGCATGTCCGAAAGCCTCGGACCTGAAAGCGCCTCTTGGCGTGAAGGATTCACCGGCTGGACCGTAGCAGAATTGTTCGCCCTCAACCGATACCGCAAGCGTGCCGAGTAATGGCTACCGCAACTGTGTACAGGCCCGAAAGGGACTGGAAGGGTCAGACTGTCGGGGAGCTTGACGATTATCTGATCGGGACCGTTACCGGCGTCGTAGTCGGAGGCCCCGCACCTCAGCCAGTCGCTCGATTCCCTGGCGTGGTCAGCACTGAGGGAATGATCGGGATTCCGTACGAACAAGCATCCGGTATCACCGTGGAACAGCACGACCGGCTAGTCATAGACGATGAACTGTTCGCGATCACAGGCCCGCGACAGTTCACCCACACGAACACACTCACGGGAACACCGCCGACTCACTATTGGATGGAAGCGGAATCGTCCCACTAGGACAAGGATTTGAACATGACTGCTGAGAATGTGCGCGACCGTTCCGGCCGTGAACGCTATGAAGCTGTTGCGCCACTGCCTAAGTCAGTACGCGAGGCTATCGCAGCGAAGGCTGTAGCCAAGACTGGTAAGCGCAAGTAGACGTGCACGCCGGGGTGGTCCAAATTGGCGTTTGCCTACCCCGGTTGTGCGCTAGGCGTGTGAGATCGCCGCGACGGACCCTGAACCCGTTCTCCTGGATGCAACCATTGGGCGAGTTCGGGGTCTGATTCGTATCCAAACAGCAACAGACGCCTTGTCCACGTCTGGGTGCCCTGACATAGAGGGGTGCCAAGGGAGGCCCCGTTGGCTGCATGTACCGCGACCGGCACGCAGTCGGCGGGGTCTCGTCGTATCGAACTTGCCGCAGTCCGTTACTCGGACTTCGGGGGTAGACGGTGCTGAACGCGTTGACGACCGCCGAATTGGGAGCCGAATCCATCGGGAGGGGATAAGGGTCGAAGCCGAACAATGCTCGGTGGCGATTGATCAAGATCATGGCGTACGCCAAGATCGCCATCAGATACTCACTGAGGTCGCTTAGGTTGACGGCCACTAGTTCATCTTGCTTGAAGCCGAGGTGCGGTGCTTTACGCACGAATTGTTTGTCTGCGATACCGGTCCTGTGCGCCCATACGTGTCTGATTACTTGCGCGCTGTAGAACGCGTCCTTGATGGGCTGGGGTACAGCTTCGCTTAGGTCGAAGAATTTGAGAATCCCCTCGCACCTACCGATCCCGTTGCTCTTGCCAACCGATGCCTCAATCGACTGGTACACCACATCCCGCTTATCCTCTTCGCTAGCTGAGAGAAATTGCGCCATAGTGTATTTCGGCTTGGGGAGCTCTTTGTCTTCGATGACGCTCGGGTTCGTCTGCAACATGCCCTTGCAGAAGTCCTCAAAGCAGGCTTCAAATGCGCTCACCGCGGCGATGAGGATCAGACCGTTTTGTAGTGCTTCGTCTTGGTTTGAGTCAAACATGCCGCGGACCTTGTCCACATGATTGGCAAGTTCTGGCCTCTCGGCAACCTGAGCTAGGGCAAGTGGGTCGAGCCTCTTAGCCATGGTCGCGTTGAAGTCGCGAGTCGCGTTGCTGATGAATATGCCGCCAGCGGCGAGCTTGGCGACGCGCACCATGAAGATGACGAACGTTACGACTGCACCCGCTGACGGAGTAGCTCCCCACTCGTCTTCGGACATAGCGTCGTCGGTCATCGTGCCCCCTACGTTCCTCGTGTCAGAGTGCACGCACATCACGACACTCAT